CTGGTGCCGGCCTGGTCGCCTGGCTGCTTTGGGGCGGCGACGGCGACGGCAATATGCGCGCCGCCGAATGGGCCGAGCGCACGGCCGCCCGGCTCGACGAGCAGGCGAAGGTTGCCGCCTCCCGCAAAGTTATGACTCCCGAGGAATCCGTGCTTAAGCTGACCCTGGCCGTCGACGCGCTCACGACCGAACGCGACGACCTCCGGGCCTCCGTCGAGAAGCTTGTCGCCGCAAACGGCGTCGAGCTCGAAGCCCTCAAGGTCGAGGCCGCCGCCAAGGATGGCCGCCTCGCCGAGCTGACCGGCGCCCTCGAGGCCTCCGACAAGCTCGTTGCCGAGCTGACCGCCAAGGTCGCCGCCCTCGAAGGTTCCGCAATCACCGCCAGCGCCGAGGCCGCCAAGATCGCCGCCTCGGTCGGCGTCGAGCCGGTCGAGCAGTCGCCCGCCGACGCGCCGGTCGCCAAGACCGCCGACGACATTCGCGCCGAATTCCTGGCGATGCCCTTCGGCAAGGAGCGCACCGCGTTCTTTAACCGTAATCGTGCCGCGATTCTCGGTAAGTAATTCCACCCTTTCTCTCACCCAATAACTCAAAACTACTATGGCTAACTCCATCGCTGCCGCGCCCGCGGCGCTCGCCCAGCAGATCATCCCTGGTCTGGTCGGAAATCTCCCCCTCATCAACGCCTTCTCGACGAACCTCACCGGCGGTTTCACCCGCGGAAAGTCCGTCCAGGTCAGCATCATCGGAGGGGACGCCGCGATTGAATTCGGCGCCACCGGCTACGCTGAAAGCCAGGACGCCGATATCACGGCCGTCACCGTCGCCCTTAAGCATTTCCACAGCACCAAGAAGTTCGCGCCCATCGACCTCGCGGAATACGGCGAGGATTACATCGTGAACGCGTTCGTGCAGAACGCCGTCGAGGAGCTCTCCGCAAAGGTTATGGCCGAGGTCGGCGCGATCATCACCGCCGCCAATTTCTCCGAGAACGACGTCGTGGCCGCCGCTTCCTTCGGATACGATTCCGTCGTCGACCTTAACACCGCGCTTTCGAGCGCCAAGGCCAGCCGTAACCGCGCCCTGGTTCTTAATCCCTCCTACGTCGGCGCGCTCCGCAAGGACGCGACTCTGACCCAGGCCTTCTCCGGCTCCGCGCAGAACAGCGCCGTCGTGACCGAGGGCGCCCTGGGCCGCATCGCCGGAATGGACGTTTTCGAATTCTCCGACCTCCCCAGCAACGCCCAGAACCTCACCGGCTTCGCCTGCGGAAAGGACGCGATCGCGGTCGCCTCGGCCCTGCCCTCTCCCGCGATGTACGAGGGCGAAGTCGACTCCGCTGTCGACCCCTCCGGCCTCGCCGTGCAGGTGCTCAAGAGCAAGGCCTTTGACGGCTTCCTGCGCCTGAGCGCAACGATGCTTTTCGGCGTCCAGAAGGCGCGCACGAGCTCCCTCGTGCGGGTGCTCTCGGCCTGATCGGTCGAGTAGCTCGAAACCAGGGGCCCCAATCGGGGCCCCTTTTCTTTTGCCCGGTCGTGCAAAGATATGGCCGCCCTGTATTCGGAATTTCTGCCCGACGCGAAAGAGGTAATTGCCGACCTTGGGATCGCCGGCCAGACCGCCGGCGGGGCGCTTACCTTCAAGGCGATGCTATCCGACCCGGCCGTTACCCAGGTGCTCGAAGCGGGCGGTTTTGTGACCCAGACCCAGCATACGGTCAGACTGCCCGCCGCGAGCGCCTCCTGGGCCTTGCCAGACGGCTCTAATGGGGCTTCGGGGGCCATCGTAGCCGGCGGCGCAGTCGTCGCCCTGCTCGGGATTGGCAAACGGATAGCCGTCGGAGGCAAAGACCTTCGCATTACCGGCCAGACCTACAAACCCGGCTCGGCCTGGGTTACGCTGGTCGTCGTCGATGATAACCAATAATGGCGACCGTTCAGGTCAGAATGATTCCGGGAACGATGGCCGATATGCGTTCGGCCATTGAACGATTCGCCAAGGCGATGCGTTACAACCTCCGCGACGTCGCGCTCGGCCAGGCCGCCCTGCTCGCCCAGGATTCCGCGATATTCTCCCCGCCCTTCCCGCCCGGAGGAGGGCAGGGCCTTTCCAAGAAGGCCGAGAAGGCCGGCAAGCTCTCGGTGCAAAGGGACGTGAACCGCGTAGTCGTCGGGGCCGACGACGTTAAGGGCGTGGCGCCGGTGCTTACGGCTATGCGCCTGGTCGGCTCGGTCAAGTATGGCAATTTCGGCGCGTTCCAGCAGCTGCGCGGATCGTCGGCGCTAAAGAGCACCAAGGGTAACAATTCGGTGTTTCAGAAGATTCTGAATGACGCCGACGACGTGCGGGCGTTCCAGAAGGCGCGTAACTTTTTCAACCGGGCCAAGACGTCGACGAACGCCTTCGGCCGCGTCGAGGCGAATGCGACGGACGTTCCGAGCGTGCACCAACCGAGCCGGCAGAAGTATTCGGGCCGCATCTGGAAAAACAAGGGGCCCGGCTTCCCCTGGTATTCGAAATACGTCGTCGAGACTAACGGCGCCGTGAAGGCCTACGTCGAGCAGCTCCAGGAGCACGTCGGCGTTCTTAAAAGCGGCTGGTGGGCCGTCGTGCAGAAGCTACCCAAGCCCAGGACAAAGACCGGCGGCACGAAGGCCTTCGGAATGACCGGCTGGCTGCCCTGGGTTAAGCGCCACCCCTCGTACGGCGCGGTCGTTTTCAAGGAGGACGGCAAGACCGCGAGCCTGCTCATTACGAATCTCATCGGCGACTCGGACGGCGCGGCCTCCGACGTCGAGGGTGGCGGCGTGCCGGCGATCGCAATCGGGAACCGCGTCAAGCAGCTCGAAGCCGAGATGGTCAAGCGCCTTGCCCTTGCCTCGAAGGCCTTCGAAAAATAACTTAATCCAATGGGCACGAAATCAATTCGTCATATCTGCGAGCAGCTCGTCGCTGCCCAGCTAACGGCCGAGGTCGGCCTCGCCGGCGTGAACGTCTACACCGGCGACTCGGCCTCAATCCAGGAGCTCCCGCGCGTCGTCGTGCTCGCGGAATCTGCCCGGCCGCCGTTCGACCTGCCCGAAGGCCTCGGCAACTACGCCGTCGGAATGCGCATCACCCTGCTCTCGAACGCCGACGATACGACCCTCGCCGATCACCGGGCGCGCTGCGCGGCCCTGGCCGGCAGTATGTACGACGTGGCGCTGCTCAAGGGCGCGTTCACGACCGACGGCGACGCCCTGCTTTACGACGTGACGCCGACCGGCGAGGATGACGGCCTCGACGATCGCTCCTGGGCGACGGTGTTCACCTACGAGCTTCTGACGTGCCTTAACCCGGTTGCCTAAGCCCGCAAAGGTATGGCAGCAACAATCCAGGGCGTCGTTTGCCTTTACGGTGTAACCGGCACCGAGGCCTCGCTTTTCGTCCAATCGTATTCGGTTTCATCCTCGTTCATCTCCGAGGATACCGTCGTCGACGAGGCCGGCATCACGTGCACCTGGCGCGCCAACGATCGCACCTCCGAGCTGACCCTCGAGGGCATCGCGAAAACTGCGAACCCTCCGCAGCTCGGGAATATCATAACGTTCAACCTGGCTACGAATTCGAATTACGGCACCGGTTCGGCTACGAACAGCATCACTGCTGTCGTTACGAAGGTCGAGGAAAAGGGCGGCAGTAAGGAATTCGTTAAGGTTTCCGTTACTGCTAAGGATTGGGAAGGGATCTCAATCGCCTAACGACTTGAACCGTAGCCGGCGGCGAGGTAAACCCCTTGCCAATGGATACGAGGTTTCTCGAGGCCTTCACCGACCCCGCGAGGGTTGTGATCCTGGGGCGCCGCGTATGGCCCTTCTGTCTAAAGCACCGCGTCCGGCTTATGGCCCTGGGCTCGCCGCTGCTCGACGGCCGGCCGGTAAGCCCGGTCGACCTGCTGCTCGGCGTGCAGGTATGCGCCGAGGAGCCGGTCGGCCGGCCTGGGCTGCTCGACTCCTGGCGGCTCGGGAAGCTGAGGGCGAACCCCGAGCT